ACTAGAACAGTTCGTTTTGCTGATGGCTACGAACACAGAATTTTATTCGGACTTGCTGCTCATCAAAATCCTAAAATATACAATTTTACTTTCAACGTATCGGAAACAGATGCGGATACGATAGAAGGATTTTTAGACAGTAGAGCAAATGATAGTGCCAGCTTTACTTTTACTCCACCAGGAGAAGGGTTTACAAAGACAGGAACTTATTCTCAATCAGGTACTACAGTAACAATCACGATTTCAAGTCATGGTGTAGCTGTAGGAGATGAACTTACTATTGATTACACTACTGGATCGGCAACTGATGGTACTTTCCTTGTTGCTTCGGTAACTGATTCAAATGTTTTTACTGTTACTGCGGCTGCTAGTGCTACCAATAGTGGAAATGTTTCGATTACTTTATCGGGTGCTGGACAATATGTTTGCGAAGCATGGAATAAATCTATACCATATAACAATAGAGCCACAGTACAGGCAACATTTAGAGAGGTGTTTGAACCATGAGCAGTTCTGCTATTGTCAGTAATCTTCAAAATACAAATCCATCGGCAATAATAGAACTTTTTACTTTAGCTTTAGATAGTAGTTTGCATGGTGCTAGTACTGTTTATCGTTTTCATACAGGTTCATCTTTGAAAGATAATGGAGAATTAGTTTGGGCTGGTAATAGTTATCAAAGATTTCCAATAAAAGCTGAAGGTTTTGCTTTCAGACAAGGGCAGTTACCTAGACCGACATTGACTGTCAGTAATGCTCTTGGAACTATTACAGCTATTTTGTTAAACGTGAATAGTACAACTACAGGAAATGATTTAACAGGTGCAACTGTTACTCGTATTAGAACCCTTGCCAGATTTTTAGATGCTGTTAATTTTCCTGGAGACATAAATCCTTATGGAACACCTGACGCAACAGCAGAGTTTCCACAGGAAATCTATAAAATTGATAGAAAATCAGCAGAGAATAGAGAAGTAGTCCAATTTGAATTAGCTGCTGTTTTTGATCTTGCTGGTATTCGTGCTCCACAAAGACAATGTACGAGAGCCGAATTTCCTTCTATTGGTACTATTGCAACATGAATTGGCAAGAATCTGCACTTAATCATGCTGAAACAGAAGATCCAAAAGAATCTGTTGGTCTTTTGTTAAATATAAAAGGTAAGGAAAGATATTATCCTTGTCGTAATTTATCAATGACAGCACATCAATGTTTTATTTTAGATCCAGAAGATTATGTAAAAGCTACTAATTTAGGAGATGTTACTGCTGTTGTTCATAGTCATCCAACAACACCTCCAGAAGCTAGTCAGGCAGATAAAGTAGCGTGTGAACAAAGTGGACTTCCGTGGCATATTGTTAATCCTAAAACAAAGAAATGGGGATATTATGAACCACAAGGATATGAAGCTCCCTTACTTGGTAGACAATGGGTATGGGGTATTACAGACTGTTGGAGTTTAGTAAGAGATTATTATAAGCAAGAAAAGGGTATAACTTTAAGAGATTATGAAAGACCTATTACTCCAGAAGAATTTATGAAAGATCCTTTATTTGAAAGTTGTGCTTGGAGGACAGGTTTTAGAGAATTAAGACCAGATGAAAAATTACAAGCTGGAGATGTTTTATTAATGAGTATTTTAGATTCAACTTTAAATCATGTAGCTATTTTTCTTGGAGATGAAGTATTACATCATTTAACCGATAGACTATCTTGTAGAGAACCATATTCTCCGTGGTTATTAAAATGTACTGGTAAAAGGTATCGTTATGCTTCGTAAAATAAAATTATATGGAGAACTTGCAAAGTTTGTAGGACATAAAGAATTTGAAGTAAAAGCAGATACTTTAGCTCATGCTGTTAGTTTTTTAATAAATAATTTTGAAGGTGTAGAAAAATATATGAGTCCTAAACATTATCAAGTAAAAGTTGGTAATTATGCAGTTGATGAATCAGAACTATCTCATCCTATTGGTAAAGAAGATATACATTTTATTCCTGTTATTACTGGTGCTGGTAGAGGTTTTGGAAAGGTATTATTAGGAGCAGCACTAATAGGTCTTGTCTTTATGACAGGTGGAGCAAGTTTTTCAATGTCATCAGGTTTAACCTTTAAAAATAGTGTTTTAGGTGGTGCTTTTTTAAATAAAGCTTTAACTTATGTGGGAGGTTATTTAATATTATCAGGTGTAAGTGAGATGTTATTTCCTTTACCTAAACCTCCTAGTTTTGAGTCAGAAGAAGATCCCAGATTATCATTTAGTTTTGGTGGAACTCAGCAGACAGGAAGAGCAGGAACTCCCGTTCCTTTAGTTTACGGAGAGATATTTACTGGTAGTGTTGTAATAAGTGGTGGCATAGACACAGAACAGGTACAGGCATGATTGAAAAGAAACATCTTATTAGAGGTGCAAAAGGTAATGATCCACCTCCATCACCTCCGCAACCGACTAGAGAACCTGATACTTTACACAGTAGACAGTTTGCTACTTTCCTTGACCTTGTTTCAGAAGGAGAGATAGAAGGCTTTGCAACAGCTTCTAAAGAAGGTAGAACAAAAGGTACAACTGCATATAATAATGCTGCATTAAAAGATGTCTTTCTTAATGACACTCCAGTATTAAGATCAACAGCAGACTCTACAAATCCTCAAACAATTGATTTTAATTATCAAGATGTAAAGTTTACTCCTCGTTTTGGTACTGGCAGTCAGACAAAGATAGCTGGAATTGAAAGTAGTGTATCAACCACAAGTGTAGGAACAACTGTAACCGCAAGTACTCCTGTCACTCGTCAAATAACAAATACTAATGTTGATGCTGTAAAAGTATCAATTACATTTCCACAGCTACAAAAAGCTACTGATGCTGGAGACTTATTAGGTTCTTCTGTTCAGTTAAAAGTAGCTGTTCAATACAATTCTGGTGGTTTTACAGATGTTATTACTGACACTATCAGAGGTAGAAGTGGTGATGCGTACCAGAAAGATTATCGTGTAAATATCACTGGTGCATTTCCTGTTGATATTAGAGTCAGCAGAGTTACAGCAGATAGCACAGATACTAATTTAAGAGACAGTTTTCAGTGGACAAGTTTAGGAGAAATTATTGATGATGCTTCTACTTATTTAAACAGTGCATATAGTTCAATAAGACTAGATTCGATGCAATTTAGTTCTATTCCTGCTCGTAAATTTAGAATTAGAGGAATAAAAGTAAGGATTCCAGGAGCAGGTGCTTCTAGTTCTGGTACTCCTACTGTTGATGCCAATACTGGTCGTATTGTTTATCCAACTGGCTATATCTTTAATGGAGTAATGGGTGCTGCGGTATGGACTTCATGCCCTGCAATGGTATTACTTGATCTGTTAACTAATGACAGATATGGATTTGGAGCACATATAACAGATAGTTCTCTTGATTTATTCTCCTTTGTTAATGCTAGTAAGTTTGCGAATACTCTTGTAGATGATGGTGCTGGAGGTACAGAACCTAGATTTAGTTGCAATGTAAATATTCAAAGTCCAAAAGAAGCTTTTGATTTAATAAATGACTTATCAGGTGTAATGAGATGTATGCCGATTTGGTCTGCTGGTTCTATAACAATTACTCAAGATAAACCTGTTGATCCTAGTTATTTATTTAGTCTTTCAAATGTAACCGAAGAAGGTTTTTCATATTCTGGTAGCAGTTTAAAAACAAGACATAGTGTTGTATCTGTTTCTTACTACAACATGGATAGTCAGGAAGTTGACTTTGAAGTAGTAGAAGATGCAACTGCAATATCTAAAATAGGAACTGTTGTAAAACAGATAAAGGCATTTGCTTGTACTTCTCGTGGTCAAGCTAGAAGATTAGGAAAAGCAATATTATTTGCAGAACAAAATGAAAGTGAAGTTGTCGCCTTTGCAACTTCTATTGATTCTGGTGCGGTTGTCAGACCTGGTGCTGTTATTGAAATACAAGATCCAGTAAGAGCAGGGGTAAGAAGAGGTGGAAGATTAAAAGCTGTTACTTCAACTACTGTTGTTACTGCTGATGATACTGCTGCAACCGATTTTGCTGTAGATGCTAGTGGTAATCCTGTTGGAGATGCAACTTTAGCTGTAATTTTACCCGATGGATCTTTTGAAAGTAGGTCAATCTCATCTGTATCAGATGGTGTTATTACTGTAAGTTCTGCTTTTTCACAAACTCCTAATGTAAATGCAAACTTTCTAATATCAAATGTAACTATTAAGTCTCAGCTATTCAGAGTAATAACAGTAGAAGAACAGGATGGAATAAATTATTCGATTACAGCTTTATCTTATGTTGAAGGTAAGTATGCGTTTATTGAAGATGGCGAAGCATTACCAGCTAGAACTGTATCTAAACTAAATGATCTTTCTGCTCCTCCTACTGCTGTAAATGCTGTTGAAAGAATATTTCCTATCAACAATCAGGCTGTATCAAAGATTGTTATTAGTTGGCAGCCTATTGTCGGTGTTGTGCAGTATCAGGTTAACTACAGATTTGGAGATGAAAATTTTGTAAGTGAAAAGGTATCAAGACCTGATTTTGAAATAATGAACAGTAGGAAAGGAACTTATACGATCCAAGTATTTTCATATAATGTCTTAGATCAATTATCAGCAAGTTCTACAAATATTACGTTTGAAGCTGAAGGTAAGACTGCATTACCACAGGATGTAACAGGATTATTAGTCGAACCAGTATCAGATCAGTTTATAAGACTACGTTTTGATAAAGCTACAGATATTGATGTTACACATGGTGGAAACGTAGTTGTCAGGCATAGTAATCTGACAGATGGAACGGGAACGTTTACTAATTCTGTTGATATTATTCCTGCTCTACCAGGAAACGTATCTGAAACATTAGTACCAGCAGTAGATGGAGAGTATATTCTTAAGTTCAGAGATGATGGTGGCAGATTAAGTTCTGGAGAGACATCTATTGTTGTTACCACTCCTGATCCATTCCCTAAATTAGTTGTCTTAACAGATAGAGAAGATACAGATTCTCCTACACCTTTTGCTGGAACAAAAACTGATTGCAGTTTTGATAGTTCTTTAAATGGTTTAGTTTTAGGTGGACCAGTATTATTAGACTCAATTTCAGATTTTGATGCAATATCTAGTTTTGATACCTTAGGAACTATTAGTGCAAGTACAGGTACTTATGATTTTGCAAATAAATTAGATTTGGGAGGAAAACAACCTTTAAGACTTACAAGACATTTTGTAACTCAAGGCTTTTATCCTAGTGATCTGTTTGATGATAGAACTGCAAATGTAGATACATGGACAGATTTTGATGGTGGAAAAGCAACAGATGTTAATGCAAAATTATTAGTAAGTACAACTGACAGCGATCCAGCAACTTCTGTTGCAGCTACCTATGCACAATCTGGGACGACAATAACAATCACTAAAACAGGTCATGGTTATTCTGTAGGCAGCAATGTAGAAATTACATTTTCAACTGGAACTGCTGTCACTGGAAATTATGAA